TTTTAAGAGTCTCACCAAAATGTACAAGATTCCTATTTGGATCTTGCAAATTACAAGAATGACCAGCAATGATATGTTTAGGCACCAAAGGGTATGAAACTTCATCACTTTGCAAAGCATATGGCGAAAGATTAAGAGCGCCTTGATTAGTAATTTTAGGTTGGGCTAGCTCAAAATTATTGCCAGCTCTGACAAAAATCATGACAGGAATTGCTGTTGGTGAAGAAGGTCCAGATAAGGGATTTACCACTCTCATAGTTAACAAACCATTAGCATCAGCGGAAGGCGACAAAGCAGTACCTGAAAAATTGTAATTTCCAGCTACATTGACTGATTTAAGAAATGTTGTTGCTTGCATATATGGCACAGTGATTTCAATATCTTGGTCGTACCCGATATCTACTATCTCATTAAAGACAGTGGTATAATCGGGCACGGTGGTGGAAATATCATTAACAGGATCAAAAGTAATTCGCACACGTCCCTTATGGAACTTAGTGCAAACAAATTTAAATCTGAAAACAATATCCCCACGCCAATGATTGAACATCTCAGATGTATAAGCCATGGGAGTGAAGTGGATTGGTGAAATAGAATTGTATTGATACACCAAATTGGGGGTTACTCGAGATACCATTGTTAAAGCATCTACTGCATCAGTAGAACTCAATATGGCATTACCGAGATAACATTCCCTTTGTGATATATATGAAATATCTAATTCATCAATACCAGATAACCCAACAGTTCTCGGATCAAGTGTTACCTCATTCTTAGGATCTACGCAGAGTCGATCCATAGGTGTAGAAATTTCACATGATGAGAATTGTGGGAAGGGTGCAGGTCGCATAAAAGCTACGGTGTCAATATTGGGAACATTAGTGTAACCAAACATCGAAGCAATAGACGACATTGCACTGGAGACAATAGATGTTGCTTTCATATAGGGTCCGATTAGAGGAATGTTTGATAACATCCCTGAAGCTTTCGAAACAGCCGAGGCCATTTGTGAAGGCTTATAGTCATATTCGTCACCTTGCAGCGCCAATTTTGTAGTAGGCGCATGAAGCTTAACATCTTCTGCCCAAGCATAGACATTAATGATAACAGAAGTACCAGAAACGCCTAATGCAGACGTAAGATTTGCAAATAATACGGGTGTTATAGTACCCATATCACGCATATCTTGCGCAGAGGTTAGGTTCAACCAGTTCTTATGGTAAAAGAAGGGCAATATTAACTCACCACCTTGATTAGTCTGTGGGAAAACCCAAACTTTAGGTTGTTGAGAATACTCCATAATCTCCGACCCTGTACTGATAGAATCTGTTTTAATTGTGGATCCACGCAAATTTACTAAGGGGCTATAGCAAAATGCCATTGCCCCTGAATAAAAAGGAGACGCGTTAATCACAAACTTTAACTTAAGTTTACAGTTTATGAATGCATAGTTGTTCACTTTATTCTTTATAGGAGTGCTATTGAAGAACAAATGCCATGGATCCCACGTTGTGCCAGTTGTATAAGAATCTGTTTCCGCCCATGTGATAGTTTTAATCAAAACGGGACGAGACAAGAATTGAGCGAGCTCAACCGTATCTTGCATATCGTTAAGGTTAGTCACAGCGGGAGTTGACAAATCTTGGGATGTTCCGGGAGTTTCATCTAAAAATCTGGCTGTAACCGAAGTGGTTTCCTCGGTCACGGAAGTTGAACTAATTATTTCTTCACTCTGAAGTTCTCCAGAGAGGGCGAGCAAAGTCTCACCACCCTCCTTGTGATTCAAGCCACAAGGCAACTTTGGGTAGGCCACACGCACTACCGTGTTCAATTGGTTGGATATCAAATAAGAGCATGAGGGGATAAGCCTATATGCAATAATCAGTTTAACGTGTTTGATCAGTGCCACCCTCTTTTTGGCTTGGGAAGAATAACCCGAGTTCAATACTTCATGTACCTAGATCACCAATTTCATTGGAATAACTGTTGAATTGTTCAACAAGTGAATCCCAAGAAGGCAAAGGACACGTCATATATACGCTAAGATCATAATATTTTATCACTTCATTCATAAATGTTAATCGTTCCTCAAATCTTTCGCGTCCATACCAAAAATATTCATGCATAGCTGTTTCTATAATTGACAAAGCTTGAATTTGCGCAGAAACACTCTTGCTCGCAACACACATTGTCAACATAGTGTTAATACTATCATGATCTAGTGGGCAAACATAAGCACATAATTCATCGCTAAAAACCCATTTTCTACGCAAAAAAGATGCATCAGATATATTGATATAAGGCACACTTTCCGAATGTTTATCAGCCATTGTAAACTCAATGTCAATAGAGTTTAAAACAGATTGGATTGTTGTGTGGTTAAACCAAGGTATTTCAGATGAGACATTCATAATCATATCATCACCATAAGTAATTAAATGACAATACTTTTTAAAGTCAACAATCTTTATATCCTCAGGTCTCAATGTATCAAACGCATACCTAATATACAAGGAATTAGCCAAACTATTAATTATGACAGTCATAGGATGTCCTGAAGGATTAGAACCATAAAATCTGATAACATCACCATGAAAATCTACTAAAGGAAATGCTGT